CCACGGGCAAGCAGGCGCGCCGCCTCCCTCAGTTTTTTTCCTTGCCCTTGACGCCGCAGGCCTCGATGTAGGCTTTGAAGATCAGTCCGGACATGCCCACGATGTTCAGCAGCGCGGCCAGCGCCGTGGGGTGGAAGGCCAGCTCGGCGCCGGCGTCGTCTTGCACGCCGGTCCAGTCCTGCACCACGCTGGTGAGGAACTCGGGCACGGTGCGCTCGTCGCTTTCAATTTCGGCCTTGAGCTGGTCAGCCGGCAGGCGTTTGCAGATGAGCGTGAAGCCGAAGGGCAGCATGCGCCCGCCCGCATCGGGCAGGCGGCCGGCCACGGGCACGGTGATGGTGTCGGAGATGACCAGGCGGAATGCCATGTGCGCGCCCCCGGTTTACAGGCACACGAGCCGCAGCTCGTCGTTGCCCGCGGTGGTGGGGGTGAAGCGAAGGCTTTGGCCGATGTGGACATCGCCTTCGTACTCTTGGTCAGTCGGGTCGATGCGCTGCACCTGGGGCGCGTGCAGGACGATGCCCACGCCGGCCCCGGTGCTGTGCGTGAAGCCCAGCGTGGTGTTGGTGTTGGCGTTGATGTCCGTCATGAAGGACACCTCTTGCGCAGCAGTGAGGTCGAGCTGCATGCTGCCCTGGACGTTGCGGTCACTGATCTGCACGGCCTGGCCGCCCAGCAGGGCCTTGCGGCTGACGGTGTTCTGCAGGTTGATGCTCAGGCCGCGGCTGGGGTACACGGTGCCGCTGGCCAGCGCGCCGGCGCTGTAGGTGCAGCCCAGATTGATGTCACCGGTGTTGACATCGCTGACCACCTGCGGGGCGCGGAAGGCGGTGAGCGTGACGCTGGGGTCTGCCGTGGCGGTGCGGCCACCGTCCAGGCCCACCATGCTGAAGCGCAGCATGGGGGCGGCGCCTTCGTTCAGCATGATTTCCACGTTGCCCATGCAGCCCAGGGCCACGCGGCGCACGCCGTCCAGGTGGTAGTAGATGGTGACGCTGCTGAAGCTGGCCGAGACGGGCGTGTATTCCACGCGGGCGGGCGTGGCCAGCACGCTTTCGGCCATGCCGCAGGCGCGCAGCACGGGCGCCCAGGCGGGCGCGGTGCCGGCGGTGCCGCTGTTGGCCAGCTCGATCTCGAAGTTGATCTCCACAAAGCGCGTGCCGGCGAGCTGGCCGCTGCCGCCGAAGAAGGGGCGGATGAAGTTGCGCTCGACGTTGTTGTACGCCAGGTTGAAGGTGCAGTTGCTCACCAGCATGGCGTTGGCCGCGCCGGTGGGCACGGAATCGGTGCCGTAGGTGGCTTCCACCTTGGCCAGGATGGCGGTTTTGCGAATCAGGCGGGGCATGGTGCTTATTCCTCAGCGGCGGGGTTGTTGATGGGGGCGGCGGCGGGGGCGGCGGGCGCATCCACCTCGGGCAGGCGCTGCCATTGGCCATTGGCCCACGTCCAGCGGCCGCCTGCGGGCGGGGTGCCCACCGGGTGGGTGGACGGGGCGGCGGCGGCGGTGTCAGGGGCGGCGGTCTTGGTCATGTGTTACGTCCAGGCGGCCAGCGTGGTGCTGGTGGTGCGGTGGTTGACGGTGAGGTTGATGACGGCGGCGACCACGGGCGTTTCGCCGTCGTCGAGCTGCCAGTCGATGGCGGGCTGCATGCGCACGTCAATGGCGCCCAGGCCGGCCGGGCTGACGGTGGACAGGCGCTGCCACACGGCTTCGAGCAGGGCGTCTACGGCGGCCATGGGGTCAGCCCCGCCACTGGCGGCGCGGGCCAGGCACTCGACCTGCACCTGCGTCATCCAGTCATACGGCCCGCCCAGGATCTGCGGCGTGTTGGCGCGAGACTGCACCAGGCGCACCACCACGGCCTGGCTGAAAGCCGCCGAGACAGGGCGCGTGGTGTTGACCTTGACGTTGCCGCTGGCCACGGCTGGCGCGGCCATGAGCGCGGCGACGATGGCGGCCTGGATGGCGAGATGGGCGCTCATGTCAGGCGCGCTCCAGCATCAGGGTGCTGACGCCGGTGCCGTCAGGCTGGTGTGCGGCCACCAGGTAGCTGGTGCCGCCCACCACCGCCGTCTGGCCCACCGGGTTAGCCGACAGGCCGGCCGTGGGCAGCGTGAGCATGGGCCGGGAAGACGACATGCCCACCAGGCCCACCTCGGCAGAGGCGAAGCCGTTGTCGAAGATCCCGCGCACGGCTTGGCCGTTCACGGTGGCGTCCACCGCGAAGTCAGCGAAGAAGGGCGCGAGGTCTTCGGTCATGGCTGGGCCTGGGCTGGGCTTGTCGTCTGGCCTTCAGGCTCAGGCGGTGAGCGCGTCCACCATCGTGGCGAAGCTCACCACGTTGCGCAGTTGCACATCCACGTCTTGCAGGGCCACTACGCGCACGGTGCCGGCGGTGCTGCCGGTGTACGGGTCAACCATCAAGTCCAGGCTGCCCCACATGCCGATGACCAGGTCTGCCCAGTTGCCGAAGATCATGGCCGAGCACACAGCGCCCGAGCTGCCCTTGACCAGGTTCGACGGCACGGCGTTGGTGACCCCGGTGCGGTAGCCGTTGACCGGCGTGTCAGCGCCTTCCCAGATGAAGCCGTTTTGGCCCGTCACCTTGCTGGTGGTCTTCAGACGGCCGCGCATGCGGGCGTTGGTCAGGTAGCCGAGGGTTCCGACGTCAGCATTGGCCACAGCCACGTCAGACTCAAGCTGCACCATGTTGGCCCAGGTGGGCGCTGCACCGTTGGTGCCGCCGATGACGGAGGCCGTCACGCGCGTCAGGATGCCGCTGGGCTGGTTGCTGGCGCCGCTGCCGTTGATGGCGGCTTGCTGAATGGCCAGGCCCAGGATGGTGGCCAGGTCGTTCTGCACCATGGCTTCCACGTCGATGCTGGACTGCAGCAGCAGGCGGCGGCTGATGTCGGTGAAGGCGCCCACCGTCTTCGGGCTCATGGTCACCTGGGCGATGGTCTGGTCGCTCTCGGTGGGGGCGGTGTTCTCAGCCACCCAGTAGGCAGTGCCGGTGCCGCTCAGGCGCGGGATGGCGATGTTGCCCACCAGGCCCGTCAGCATGCGCGTGCCCATGCGGTCAATGACCATGGCGTTGCGCAGCGCGTCAATGAAGCTGCCGCCCAGCAGCTCGGTGGCCACCAGGTTGCCGCCGGCCGTGGCCGTGGTGACGTTCAGGTCACGGCGCTGGACTTCGGTGGGCACCATGAAGCCGCGGGCCTGCTTGCCCAGCTTGGCGGAGGTCGCTTCGGAGCACTCGCGCTCGAAGGCTGCAGCGCGCTGCGCGGCGGCGTCGCCCGGGTTGGCCAGGGCGTTGATGGCGCGCATCATCGAGTAGCGCTTGGTTTCGCGCTTGTCCAGGCCGATGTCGGCCGTGGGCATGGGCTTGCTGGAGAGCTTGGCGATGGCCTCAGCCTGGAACTGCTCAGTGGTCAGGCCGCGCTGAATGGCGTCCAGCGCCATGTCGGCGCCGCCGGGCAGGCCCTTGGCGATCTTGGAGATTTCGGCGGCGTGGTTGCGCTCGGCCACGGGGGTGGTGATGACATCAGACATGATGTGGTCCTTCGAGGGTTGGGGTTCGGGTTCAGTCGCTGCCGCTCTGGCTGCGGGGCCTGCGGCGGCCGGGGGGTCTTGTGCATCGGTGCCTGCATCCAGGCTGCGGCCGATGCCGACCGTGGGGTCTGCTGGCACGGACACCAGCGACACCTCGAAGGGCTCCCAGTCGGTGACGCGGTAGGTTTCCACACCTTCCTTTGTCTCGACCAGTTGCGCCTTGTGGATCATGTAGCCCACGCTCACGTTGCGGCGGATGCCGTCGCGGACGTCTTGCCACACTTCCTCTGCGCGTGCGCTTTTTCCGAAGCGCACGGTGGCACGGGCTACACGTTCCGCACCCACCTCGACAGATTCGATGACGCCGACCACATCACGGGTGTCGTGATCGACGAGAAGATTGGCCCCGCTGCGCAGGCGCCCCTGGCGCATGGCGGTGGGGTTGATGTCCAGGATCTCGATGCCCCAGTAGCGCTCGTAAGGCGTCTCGCTGGCGAAGGCCAGCGTGGCGGTGCGCGCTTCCTCGTTGATGGCGGCACGCTCTACCTGCAGGGCGCGCTCGGTGCGGCCCTTGGGCAGGGCACGCTGGAGATTGGCTGGCAACTTGCTCATGCGCTGCATGGTGCGGCGCCTGGTGTCAAGTGCGTAAGGCAAGCGGCTTGACACCGCGC